ACGGAATGGCGGATATCCCAACTCACGGACATCATCGAAAAACGCATCCAGTACAACCGGTCCCTGGTCGTGACGACCAACCTGGACCGGACGGAGATGATCGATAGGCTTGGCCCACGCATCGGGAGCCGCCTATTCGCCACGAACCCGAACGTCCCGGTGACGCTGGTGGTCACGACGGCCAAGGACTATAGACGCTAATGGTGGAGGTTCGGTTGACGCATATAGACGGCCGGCTGCCGAACCTTGCCCTGATGAAGCTGGCCCATTGGCACAAGGCCCAGGGGGACCGGGTGACGTTGGCGAGGACGCCGTCCCCAAGCATGTTCGAGCCGACCTATGATCTGGTCTATGGATCGAGCATCTTCCAGTGGTCGTCCGGGAAGATATTGAAGGCACTCCAGGAAGCATTCCCTGACGCCGTCATTGGTGGGACCGGGACCAATTCGGCGGTGACTGTCGAGCAGGCGATCGGTGTGGAAGAGTACGAATTTTATGACTATTCCATCTACCCGGAATATGAGTGGTCCATCGGGTTCACCCAGCGCGGATGCCGGTTGAATTGTGGGTTCTGTGTGGTGCCGGCCAAGGAAGGGAAGCCCCGAAGCACGAACCGGATCTGGGATATTTGGCGGGAAGGGACACCGAGATCGGTTGTCCTGTTGGACAACGATTTCTTCGGACAAGAACAATGGCCGGACCGGATAGCCGAGATTAAAGACGGTGGATTTAAGGTTAATTTCAGTCAAGGGATAAACATCCGAATGGTTACGCCAGAAGCGGCTGAAGCCCTTGCGGCGATCCGCTATTACGATGGTAGGTTCCAGGCTCGTCGGCTATATACCGCTTGGGACAATCTCGGCCAAGAGAAGGTGTTCTTCAGAGGTCTTGAGATGCTTAAAGATGCTGGCATTCCGGGGAACCACGTCGTGGTTTATATGCTTATAGGTTACAAACCTGGCGAAACGATGGACGAGATTTTGTACCGACACCGCCGGTTGAAGGATGAAGGATGCTGGCCGTATCCGATGGTTTACAACAATGCAGATAAGGACTTGAAGCAGTTCCAAAGGTGGGTCTTGCGTCGGCACGATCAATTCGTGCCTTGGGAAGAATACAAGCCCGAACTGACGCATTAAGGACTATAGACGTTGACCAGGACCGTGACTGCAGACGAGATATTGACCGAGGCCGTGTTCCAGGGTCTCGTTTTAGACATGGCCGAGACGTTCGGGTGGGAGGTATTCCACGACGGGGATTCCAGGCGGTCGAACGCCGGATTCCCCGATCTCGTTCTGGTGAAGGACGGGCGGATCATATTCGCGGAGCTCAAACGGGAGAAGGGCGCATACCCGTCCAAGGCCCAGATGAATTGGCTGGCCCTCCTGGGCCAGGCGGCCGGGGACAACGTGATGGCCGTCCTCTGGCGGCCCTCCAGCAACTGGCAGGAGGTCTTGAGTGGCAAAGCGTGGGGATGATTGTGAGCATCACTGGATGATCGAAGAAGCCAACGGGCCGACCAGCGAGGGCCGCTGCCGGTGGTGCGGGAGCCTCAAGAACTTCTTTAATTTCACGAAATATCTGGACTCCAAGATGGTGTCCAAGTCTGAGCGGGAGGAAGAATATGACACATCTATCCGACCCGGAACTGGGGACGATGACACATGGCCGGGACATCGACCGGACCCCGCCGACGAGCCTTTACAAGTGGGTTGAATGCCGGAACATAGAATGGAAGATCGGCTGCGGCGCCCGTCGTTGGGCGTTATATGGCGGCCCTAGCAAGGGTAAATCCCTTTACAGACTATGCCCGGAATGTCGGCGCCGGGGCGCTAACATCTGGCTGAACACCTGGTTGAACGATGCGGTCCCGGAACGTGAGGTGGAGTGAGGTCCAAATACGGCGGCGATAACGTCGTGCCGCCCGATGTCCTCCCGGTGACCGTATATATCCAGGTCGATATCGGACGCAAGCGGAACGGCCTGATCGCCACGATGGCACCGCCGGACGTCTACAAGGTCCGCTTCGACGTCATCGGCAAGTCGGCGCGGTACGGGACGACGTTCCACGTCGACTGCGTCCGGGCGATCATAGACCCGGACCGGCCGGTCACGGACTCCGTCCCGTACCTGGACAACGGGGACATCGGCCACATCATCCCGATGATGGCCGGATACATCGACAAGGTCTGGAACATCACGGCCCGAGGGCTCACGGCGGACAAATTCGACATGGGCTATGACATCCCGAGGAAACGGAGACTGGAGGCAGCAGATGGTGATGAAAGATAGGATCAAGGAACTCCGGAGGGTCCCGGCCTCCGAACTCCGGGCCAACCCCAAGAACTGGCGGCGCCATCCGCCGGCCCAGGAAGCAGCCCTGCGGGGCGTCCTGGACGAGATCGGGTTCGCCGACGCCCTGATCGCCAGGGAGACCGACGACGGCCTCGAGCTGATCGACGGCCACCTCCGGCAAGAGGTCATGGGAGACCAGCCGGTCCCGGTATTAGTCCTGGACGTGACCGAGGAAGAAGCGGACAAGATGCTTTTGACCCTCGACCCGCTGGCGATGATGGCCCACGCGGACACGGACCAGCTGCTGGAACTACTGAGGGACAACCCATTCGAGTCCCAGGCGGTGGCCGATATGCTGGAAGCCCTGGTCAACGGGGAACGGGACGTGATGCCGGACCTGACCGAGCCGGTGGACGACCCAGGCGCTGACATCGACAAGGCCGACGAGTTGCGGGAGAAGTGGGGCGTGGAGCGGGGCCAGATCTGGGAAGTCGGACGGCACCGGCTGATGTGCGGGGACGCTACCAGCGCCGAGGATGTGGGGGGGGCGTTGCTGGCAGGCAAGAAGCCGGGGTTGATGGTTACTGATCCACCTTACGGCGTTGATTATGATCCGGCATGGCGTGTCAAAGCGGCAGAAGAAGGCCATCTCGCCTATGCGGCGAGCCGCATAGGCGAAGTCAGGAACGATGACCGCGCCGATTGGAAGGAAGCGTGGGACTGCTTTCCTGGTGATGTACTGTATTCGTGGCACCCGCCGGGTGCCACGAGTCTTGTTCATGCCAAGGCAATCGAAGAAGCGGGCTTTGTGCTGCGTATGCAGATTATTTGGGCCAAATCCAACTTCCCGATTGGGCGCGGTGATTATCATGTCCGCCATGAGCCATGCTGGTATGCCGTCCGCAAGGGGCAAGCCGCCCACCGGACGGAAGACCGAACACAGACGACATTGTGGCAAATCAACTTGGACAAGAATGTCGAAGGCGGACATAGCACACAGAAGCCAGTCGAGTGTATGGCGCGAGCTATCCGCAATCATAATTTCTCGGATGTTTATGACCCATTCCTCGGCTCCGGCACAACGATGGTGGCCGCCGAGCAACTTGGCCGCATCTGCTACGGGATGGAGATCGAGCCGAAGTATGTCGCGGTCGCCCTGGAGCGGATGGCCGGCATGGGACTTGAGCCGAAGTTGGTGGAGTGACCATATCGTGGGTGTGAATAACGGAAAGAGCCTGGCAGCCGAGAACCGGCGCTCCCAAGTCCTGCAGATGAAGATGGCCGGGGCGACCGAGACGGCCATCGCGGAACAGGTCGGCGTGTCCAAGACCCAGGTCCACAACGACATCCACCGCCGGCTGGCCGAGGTGCGCCGGGACGACAAGGAAGCCGTCCAACAGGAATACAACCTCCAGCGGACGCGGTACGAGCGGCTGCTTCTGCGGTGGTGGAGCCAGGCGACCGGCCCCGATGACGAAAGAGCGGCCAACGCGACCCGGATGGTGCTGGACATCCTCCGGCGCCTGGACACCATCGGCGGCCTGATACCGGACAAGCCGCTGATCCAGTTCAATGAGTTCACCCAGATCAACAACGGGATGATCACCATGGCCGACCTGTTGAAGGAAGCCGCCGGCCCGGTGGTGGAGGGGACGGTCAATGGTCGCACGGACTGACGCCCGGACCCTGATCGAACGGGCCAGGGACGACCCGGCATTCTTCTGGGACTCGGTCCTCGGCGCCGAGCCGTATCCCAAGCAGCTGGAGATCATCCAGGCATTGAAGGACCACCGGCGCGTGGCCGTGGTCGGCTGCAACGGATCGGGGAAGGACTGGATGAGCGCGAGGATCATGCTCTGGTGGCAGTCCGTCCATTATCCGGCCATCACGGTCGTGGTCGGCCCGACCCACCGTCAGGTCTCGGACATCGTCTGGAAGGAGGCCCGGTCCGCATACCTGGAGCCCCGGTTCCCCCTGGGCGGCCGGATGTACCAGACGGCCAGGTGGGAACACGACGACCGGCATTATGCCCTGGGGCTGGCGGTGGACAACGACATGAACCTCCAGGGCTTCCACAGCCCGAACCTCCTGGTCATCATCACGGAGGCCCACAACGTCACCCAGAGCCACATAGACGCCGTCAAACGGCTGAACCCGGCCAAGATGCTGCTGACAGGGAACGCGTTCGCCAATGGCGGCGAGTTCTTCGAGGCCTTCCACGGCGGCGCCGACCTGTACAAGACCATCGAGATCAGTGCGTTCGACACCCCGAACATCCAGGAACAACAGACCCGGATACCCGGCATGGTGACGATCGAACAGATCGAGGAACGGCGCCTGGACTGGGGGGAGGAGTCGGCCATGTATATCGCCTCCGTCCTGGGCCGGTTCCCGGACAACCTGGAGGACGCGATCGTCCCGAGGTCCCTGCTGATGGAGGCCATGGTCCGGCAGAGCCCGGCAGTTGGGCCGGCCGTCCTGGCCTGTGACGTGGCCCGGTTCGGCGCCGACCGGACCGTGGTCTACCGCCGGCAGGGCGGCCAGTGCCGGATGGTGTGGAACGTCCAGGGAAGGGATACCCAACAGGTGGCCGGCAAACTCAAGGCTCTGGCTGAGGACGACCCGGACGTGGACACGGTGATCGTCGACGATACCGGGGTAGGCGGCGGGGTCACGGACCGGCTGAACGAGGAGACCGTCCGGGGCGGCGCCGTGAGGGTGGCTGCCTTCAACGGCGGCGAGAAGGCCAGGCGTCCGGACCGGTACATCAACGCCATCGCCGAGGCCTGGATGGAGATGTCCCAGGCGTTCCGGGACGGGATCATGGACATCGACGACAACCCGGCACTGGTGGCCCAACTGTCCTCCCGGCGGTACATCATCCAGGGGGACCGGCGGATCAAGCTGGAGTCCAAGGACGACTTCAAGAAACGGGCAAGGAGTTCCCCGGACGACGCCGACGCCCTGGCGATGACCTTCGGGAGCCCCGGACCCGGTGTGGGAGTGTGGTGATGGAAGAAGCGGCAGACTACATGGAGAAGGCCAGACAGCTGGTCGAACGAGCCCTGGACGCAGAATCGAAGCCCGACATCAGGGACTCCAGGGTGATGGCCTTGGCCCTCCTGGCCATCGCCGTGGCCCTGATCGGACTGGGGAAAGAGGACCAGGGGTCACGGTGACCGGCATGGTGACGAAGAAGGAGACCAAGTCGCTCCGGTGTGCGGTCTGCGACCGGCTGCTGGCCGAACACGCACCCGCCGGGACCGTGATCGTCTGCCGGACATGTAAGACCCGAAACGTCCAGGACTGACCCCCCCTTGACCTGACCTTCATCCGCTGTTATTTTGCGGATAGTGGCCTTCATCCGGATGTGTCTGTTCCTGGTTACCCTTCTTTTTCCAGGACGAACCGGGGTGGAGGCCATTTGTCGTTTCTCGACCGGTTCTTCCCGGCAGCCCTGAAGCAGTATCCAGGCGAGGAAGTGGGCGGTACGGTCCCGCTGAATTATGACGTGGGCCAGGCGACCTACCCGGACGCCTCCTATGCCAATTTCGCCTCCGAGGGTTACGGCAAGAACGAGATCGTCCACGCCTGCATCAAGGAACTGGCCGTCGCCGCAGCGTCCCCCAGGTATCTGATCGAAGCCCCGTCCACCGATGGCGGGACCGTCGAAGTCACCTCCGGCCTCCTTTACGACCTGGTCACCAGGCCCAACTCCACCGACGACTGGTATTCCTTCATCGAACAGTTGGTCACCTATCTGATGGTGGCCGGGAACGCCTACGTCTACAAGGAACGGAGCCGGGGGAACCGGGTCACGGCGTTATACCTCCTCAGGCCGGACCGGGTCCGGATCATCGGCGCCAGCTACGGCGCCGCCGGGTTCGTCTACGACGTGGGCGGGAAGGACTACCAGATCCCCGTCTCCGATATGTGCCATCTGTCCCTGCCCAATCCGGCCGGCGACCTGTACGGCCTGAGCCCCCTCCAGGTGCTGTCCCGGATGGTGAACCTCGACCTGAACATGACGGACTTCGCCAAGGTCTACTTCCAGAACGCCGGCGTCCCGTCCGGGCTCCTGAAAC